CTTGACCTGTTCGTCTAGTCTTTCTTCCATCTCACGAATTGATTCAGCCATACCTTCTACCACATCCACTTTCTCGTCTGGGATAGAAATGTAGTGCTCTTCAAAGAGATTCTTTAGACCTACCATGAAGTCTTCTGTAATCTCAGTCTTTATACCGTTATCAACAGCTAATTGATTCTCTTCTAGCCATTGTGTAACAGCGTAGTTCACTGTGCCATTAACTTCTTCAGAAAGTTCTGCTTTAGCAGCAGAGAGCTTCTCTTCTTGCTCTTTAGCGTAGTGTTCTACAATCTTGTCATACTCTTCAGAAAGTTTTGCTTTGATAGCAGCTTCAAAGATAGTCTTCGCTTTCTCAGCAAACTCTTCAGAGAGTTCTGTTCCCTCAAGGAGGGCTTTTACATCGTCAGATACATCCACAGATTCAAACGATGGTTTAATTGGATACTTCACATCTGGACCTTTAGAAGTTCCGTGTGTAATTTCAGCACCAAGGGAATTAGGACCTGCTTCATCACCAGGTTTACCAGAAGAAGATGTCTCGCTTCCATCCTGAGATACAGGAGCAGATGCTTTAGCACCAGGATTTTGCTCACCTTCACCTTTAGCAGCATGTAAAGGAGGAGATTGAGATCCACCAAGATCGTTTCTTGATTGTCCGCTAGCTACAGCCTCTGGAACTTTAGGATCAGAACCAGATGGTTCATCCTTTCCGCTTGACTTCTGCTGTGGATCACCCGAAACTTGAGTTGGTTCGGAACCAGTACCAGGAATTACAGTTGCTGTAACTGTTGGCATCGGATCCTGATATTCTTTGAGAACATCAGCCTGCTCTGTGGCGAATTCCTCAAACTTTTCGTTTAATGTATTTGACATCGTAAGTCTTCCCTGAAATTACTGTGAATAATCTATGTTTATTTAGTTAATTACAAACCTGAAAGGAAATCTTCAAACACTCTCAGTGTTCTTTCCTCTAGGTTTTTGCGTGTTGCATTGTTCATGTAACTCTGATATTTAGCAACTTTAGTCTCCTTTAGTATGCCATTATCCCAAGCCCACTCTTTACCTTCCATGATACCATTAACAAAAGCATCAGGTGCGGAAGGATCAGCAACTATATCTGCAGCTGTTGCTAACATGAAGTCATCCATAACTACGTTACAGTCTTCACGTTTGTCTATAGAACCCATACCTCTAGATGAAACACCTAATTTTACACCCTCACCTAAAAGTGATGATGCAATTTTACCCATTGGAGTATCTAAAATTTGTGCTTTACCTCTAAAGTTTGTACCATCTTCTGCAAGAGATACAATTCTATGAGAAACTCTATCCAAATTAACCGTAGGTCCGTCTGGATGTCCCAACTCACCAAGAGCACGTGATGTTTTAATATACTCTTCGTTGTAACGATTAACTTCTTTCTGTAGAACTTGAAATGGATACATACGTCCATTGCGGTTCTTTAGTTCTGATTGAAGAAATACTCCTTCTATGTACAATTTTTTACTATCACCTTTACCTTCGGTGATTACTTGTACATCTTCAATCGTTTCCGTTATCAGTTTCATCGGGCGTTTCCTCTGGGGGTTCTTGAAAATATGTCGCTGCTACTGATTTTTTATATTGATCAACAGCGTCACTTGATCTTGCGTAAAGCAAATCTTGAAGTTTGTCAATAGCATCTGCACGTTTGTTATCAGCTATATGTGATACAACATCCATTACTTCAGCTTCGGGATTTGCTTGATCAGTTTTGTTCTCTTCAGACATAATAATTAATTATTTAGTATTACTTGTAGGTGCAGGTTGAGATTTTGACATTTGGAGTGCTTTTTTATGAGCATCATCCGCAGCTGCTTGGTCAAGTGCTGCTTGGTCATCTGCTTGCTGTGACTGGATTTCTGGAGCATACGCTGTGTTCATACGATCCATTTGATCTAGTTGAGTCACATCAATAGGATCCATAGCAAGACCTTGATCAATCTCTTTCTGCATTTGTTTGTCAATCTCTTTATATTCTTTCTCAGATTGCTCAAGAATATGTTTACGGATATATTCAATTGAATAATATTTACCAACGAATACATCCATTTGAGTTGCAAGTTGAATGCGTTGACCCATCAACTCCTTCTCTTTTAATTCATTGAAATGATTATCAAAAAGAAAGTCATACTGTATATGCTCTTTCATATCATCCCAATCTTCAGGAGAGATTACTCCTTTCAGGATAAGTTGAGTCTTGAGTATATCGTGAAATAACTCTCCGAATCTTTTGCGAAGTCTTCCAATAAACTTAGTAAACTTAAGTTCGTCACGGAGAACCTCTGTTGTCTTACCTAAATTAAATCCTTTGTTATCATCTGTAAGACGAGATGGAGGTAAGTTTAAACTGTTGTATAATTTCTTTTTAAAATACTCAACATCCTTTAACTCACCTAGGTTTTGACCACCTGGCAATGTAGTAATTTCTGTTCCTCTGCCACCTTCTCTACGTGGTAACCAGAAATCTTCGAGCATACTCATATGCTTTTTGTCATCTCTCATCTCTCCTGTGTTAGCATCATATACTAACTTGTTTCTATAACGAGACATGACGTCACGGAGATATTGTTCTGCTTTTACCTTAGGTAGATTACCTACGTCAATGTAGAATATTCTACGCTCTGGTGCACGAGAAAGTCTGTATATAACTAGAGAGTCTTCGATCATTCTAAGTTGATTCAGAGACTTGATTGCCTTGTGTAGGAAACCAAGAGTCATTCTCTTGTTTAAATCTTGTAGTCCAGAAGGGCAGAATGTAATAGAATCTATTGCCATCTTGACACCTTGTGACAATGACATGTCACCAACAGGTCCTAAAACACCACCTTTATAAAAACCTTTCGGATTATAGAGGTAGTAATCTACAAATGTTCCGTACTCGTACTCTAGTGCTGTACCTTTTATTGCTTGTCTTTGTAAAGAATCTAAGTTCTTTTTCTGGTCAAGTTTCTGACGAACCTTCTTGATCTTCATAGGATCAATATAACGAAGTTCCGTAATACCTTTCTTAGGATTCTCTAGGTCTATAACTTTATGATAATATAATCTTCCGTCAATATACCAAGATCTGACAATCTCATGTGCTCGATTGTCAAAGTTTAAAAGTCTTTTGAGATATTCAAACTCATCTCTTATCTTTTTCTTGATACCCATTCCAGCATCAAGATTATCTAAATTAATTTCAACGGGAGTGTCATGAGCATCACTCACAACAAACTCGTTTACTACCTCATCTACTGCACTGTCACACTCTGGGTGTAGTGCCATATCACGATAACGACGGATCATTTCATACTCATTACGAGCTTGATTGTCCGTGTCCACATACGTTCCATAGTAGCCTCCTGCTGCTACAGCAATCGACTCCTCAGCATTAGGAGGGACAGGGGACTGACCCTTCTTTCCCTCCTTACGTTGTATTTGGAATCCAAATAATTGACTCATTTACCTAGTCATAATAGTTCTCTTACTTATATTTAGCAGAGTTAATTATATGACTTTTCCAGTTGCTACTTCAGATCTATTAGATGCTGGATTCTGTGATCCACCTTTTGCCTTCTCTGCAGTGAAGTATGAATACTGCCATTCAACAGTAAACTCTTCAATCTGATCGTTGCTATCGTATGCAAGATCAATCTGAGAAACGTTAGTTGGGAAGCAATGATGTAACTGATATGTTCTGATTGCAGAACCAGTAGCAGTATCATCTTTTTCTAATTGAGTAACAAAAAGATTTGCCATGTAACCATCACCACTAGCATCTGGAAGAAATCTTTCAGAAGTGTTACCAGCGTGTGTATTGATTTCATTTGCCCACTGCTCAAATAAAGCACGGATCTTGAAGTTTTTATCGTTAAAGAATGTAGCAGTCCATGTATCGAAGGTACGATCACCAGCGATTTTAACTGTTCTACCTCTGAAAGGAACTTCGATTACACCCAAGTTAGATCCTGGTAATGCTGCGGACTTACAAAGAATAGAAGTTAATTCTTTTCCTGCGTTACCACCAGCACCTTCAGATGCTAGTTCTCCTCCTGCGAGATCATTGATTGTTGCATCATTGAAACCAGTAGGAAATTGTATGTCCACATTGAACATATTAGGCTTAACGCCTTGACCGATAACTTGGAGGAACGAAGATACGTTGTTAGTTGCCATTTGTTTTTACCTTTTGTTTAATTATCTACCAACGACTTCGGTGAAGTTAACACCTGTCTTCGTTGCTGTAACAGTCACAGTTACATAGTTGATAGAACGAGTTGGTTTCACAAATATTTCTGCGACAAACTCATTTCTATCTATAACCTCTGGAGTATTGTTTGTCTCATCACAAACAACTAGGTAGTCTGTAACTCCTCTACGTGCTTGAACTTCACTTAGATATCCACTAAGTGCAGCGTTGAAACTTGCACGAGTGATTGTATCATTTTGCTCAAACAATACACCTTCCGCAAGAACTCTTGCTCTCTTCTCTATGTTAAGGAAGAGACGTCTTACGTTGATGCGGTCAAATGCAGATGGAGAAGCGAGTGCAGTCTTATCACCAAATAGGATAGGACCTGAACCAGGAAATGCTACTACAGGATTAATTGCTGAAGTATACAAATCATCTCTTGCTGATTTGTTTGGGTTGAATGCAAGTTTAACTACGTTTTGTAGTCCACCTCTTGATGTTCCTGCTGGAGAAATCCAGTCGTCACCAATTGTAGAAGTAGAAACACATAAACCAGCAATGTCTCCATTACAACCAATGTAACGATACTTATCGTTAAATCTATCGTATGTGTACTTAAGACCACTGTCCTTAACAACGTATGAACTAGAACCAATACTAGCGAAGTAATCAATAGTTTTCTCAAGTTGTAATGCAGGAGTTAGTGCGGAACCACCAGAGTAAGCAACTTGAGTTCCAGTCCAAGGTGAAATAAATGCAATACAATCTTTTCTTGTATTTGCAACAGCAGCAACAGCACCCGCTTTAACAAGTGTATCTGCCTCAGAAGTCATTGATCCACCCATAAGAACAAAGTCTAAGTCTGTGTCTTCTGTATCTTGGAATAATGTGTATGCTGTAGAAATTTCTCCTGATGTATAATCATAGTTATCTGCTCCACCAGTTAAATCTTTACTAGCAGTCAAAAGTATTCTTGCTAACTCTTTAGGAGCAGCAGAAGTAGCAGAGTAACTAGCAGCAGTACCACCAGGATCTTCACCGAGAGTAGTAACCTCTGCAGTTGTTAATGCACTAGCATAAATGTATCCAGAGAACTCATTTACATAATCTTTCCAGTAGATTGAAGAACCTTCTGGTGATTTAGCATCAGATATCTTAGAGAGATATGTCATTCTCTCAACTATTGTATTAGTTGATGTATCTACAACTGCAAGATGCACTTCGTCATATGAAATATAACGTTCTGATGCATATGCGGAAGTGCCAGGTCTAGGACCTATTTCTTTATATGTTAAACCTGTTGATCCAATTGCAGTTGCGTTCCACTGTGAATTAGAAAATGCAACAGCAGTATCTCCAGCAGCTGGAGTAGGAACTGCATTACCTTGAATAATTCTAACCTGTGTTGCACTAACAACTTCTACAACTTC